TTCGGGGAAGGGGAGGAAGCGGAGAAGACCTCGTAAACGCCGCTTTCGATCTTGCCTATTCCTGGCAAGTGAGCCCCGCCGAGACCCTGGCCCTGCCTCTTTCACATCTTGAATTGTGGATGAGGCAGGCCGTCCGTATCCGACAGGAGACCAAATCCCATGGCAAGTAAGGCAAATCTGACCGCCGTTATTTCGGCGGTCGACAAAGTGTCCGGCCCGATGAAGCGCATTCAGCGCAGCTTGCGGCAGCCGGTGCGCGCCTTCGCTGGCCTTGGGAAGTCAGTCGCCAATGTCGGCGGGCGGATTTCCGGCATTCTCGGCCCGCTCGGTGCGCTCGGCGGGGCCCTTTCGGTGGCGGGGCTCGTGAACACGGTGAACGGGTTCGCGCGCGGCGCGGACGAAGTGAGCAAGTTCAGTCGCCAATTGGGCCTTTCCGCCGAAGCCTATCAGGAATTGCGGTTCGCGGCGGACCGGCAGGGGGTAAGCCAAGACAACTTCAATACCGCCCTGTCGGCGTTCTCGAAACGTCTTGGCGAATTGAAGGCGGGGACCGGCAGCCTTCACACGATGCTTGAGAAGGTGAACCCCGAACTCGCGGATCAGTTGAGGTCCGCGACCGATACGGAAGAAGCCTTCAGCCTGATGATCGACAGCCTGGACCGCTTGGAGGGGCAGGAAAACAAGGCGGCGCTCGCGGCATCGGCGTTCGGCCGGTCGGGTATGGAAATGGTCCGTGTGGCCGAAGCGGGTCAAAGCGGCATCGACGCGCTTCGCAAAGAGGCTCGACGCCTCGGAGTCGTCATCGACAACGACACGGCTCGAGCGGCCGAGGGCTTCGTCGATAGCCTTACGAACATGGAAGCGTCACTGACGGGGGTTAAGAACCTGATTGGCGGAACTTTGATGCCGCAAATACAGCCCGCTATCGACAGCATCACGAAGTGGACCGTCGAAAACCGCGAGTTTATTGCATCCAGCATCGCTGATGTTGTCACGGCAATTGCCGACGCCATTAAGGAAATTGACGTCGAGAAGACGAAAGAATCCTTCAAGTCGCTTAAGACGGACATTTCATCTTTCGTGGATAGTATCGGCGGATGGAAGGGTATTCTCATCGGGCTTGTCGCTTTCATGAATGCGCCGCTGATTGCCGCGATAGCATCGGTTGGAGTGGCCTTCCTAACCCTCTCGAAGACCCTACTTACCAACCCTGTTGGCCTTGCAATCATCGTCCTGATCTACCTCGCCAGACAGCTTATCGAGCACTGGGATAAAGTCACAGCGTGGTGGGACAAGTTGTGGGGAGCCTTCACCCAGACCTTCCAGGGGGCGTGGAAGGTCATTGACGGCTTGGTGAACGGTGACATGGCCCAGACAATCCAAGGCTTGGAAGAAATGTGGGAAGGCATCGGGACATTCTGGAATACGTTGTTCGACGGTATCGCCGCGTCGGTGAGAGAGCTCGTTTCCGACTTTGAATGGGCCCTTTCTATCGCCAGCAAGGCCAAGTCGAAGTTTACGGGCGTGAAGGATGCTTTTCTCGGTTTCTTTAGCGGCGATGACGAGGCGCCCCCAGTCGACAATTCTTTGAAGCGGAGGGCTGTAGATAGAGTCGACGGACCATCTTCGTTGTATGCCCAGAACAACCGCGTCGAGGGGCAAATGAATGTCACCGTGCAGGCCCCGCAAGGCTACCGCGTGGCGGCTGAGACGACCGGCGACTTCGAAATGAACGCCGACGTTGGCGACCGTCGCTTGAGCCCAGTGGGGTCCATGTAATGTCGTGGCGCGATACCCTTCGCCCGGCGTCCTGGCGCGGAATCGCCTTCGAGGTCGAGGGCGACGAATTCAAGACCGGCCGGCGGGTTCAAATTCACGAATACCCGCAGCGCGACAAGCCTTACGCCGAAGACCTCGGCCGCTCAGCGCGGGCCTATGCGATTACGGCCTTCCTGATCGGCGACGACTACCCGGAACGGCGCGACCAGCTCGTCGAGGCCTTGGAGCGGCCCGGCGTCGGAAAACTTGTGCATCCGTTCTACGGCGAGGTCGACGTTGTTTCGACCGGCGAGGTTCGGGTTACGCATTCGAAAAACGAAGGCGGAATGTGCCGGGTCGACCTCTCGTTTGTCGAGGCCGGCGAACTCGCCTTTCCTTCGCGCACGACCGACACGTCGGACAAGGTTCTTGCCTCGGCCGAGGCGGCGCAGGCGGCCAGCATCGAAAGCTTCGGCGAGCGCTTCACCGTCGACGGCCTGCCGGATTTCGTATCGAATGCCGCGCTCGATGACCTCGACACAATCGGCGGCGAACTCGATGCAATCGCCGGCGAGGCCGTTTCCCTCGACATCACCGGCCTGGACGTTTCCGGGCTTCTCGATGTCGAAGCGCTCGGTACTTCGATCTGGAATTCGGTTGCGGCGACGGTGCGCGACCCGCTCGCGGAAATCACCGAGACAACCTTTATCGGCAATGCCATCGGGACGCTAAAGCAAGTCGCCTCGATCGCGCTGCCGGTCGTGTCGCTTGTCCAAACGGCTTCCCGACTTCAACAGGCCATCAATAGCGGCGCGATTGTCGACCTTGTGCAGCAAGCCGCGCTTACCGAAATGGCGCGGGCCGCGGGCGTCAACGATTGGCTCGTTTTCGACGACGCGGTCGAGGCCCGCGACGACATTTCCGGGCTTCTACTCGATGCCTCGGCCAATGCGGCAACCGACACCGTTTTTCGCGGCCTCGAGAACCTTCGCATCGACACCGTGCAGGACATCACGACGCGCGCCACCGGTGCGCCGCGGGTGGTCACGATCGAGCGGAACCTCGGCCCGGCGGTCGTCGCGGCCTATGACCTATACGAAGACGCGAACCGCGCCGACGAAATCGTTGCGCGCAACAAGGTCCAGCATCCGGCATGGATCAATCCCGACGACCCGGTTCGAGTGTTGAGCGAATGACCGCGCGCCTTGTCGTCGGCGGCCGTCAATACGACGGCTGGAAAGATATCAGCATAACGGCCGGCCTCGATCGCATGGCGCGCGACTTTACCGTCGGCGTCACTCACGAATGGAAAGACGCGGAAGCCGGCCCGCGCAACATTGCCTATGGCGACCGGGTCGAGGTCTTTATCGACAACGACCTCGTTTTGACCGGCTATGTCGACGGAACGCCGATTTCGTACGACGCGCGGGCGGTACAGGTTTCGGTGACCGGCCGAAGCCTGACCGCCGACCTTGTCGATTGCAGCGTTCTGCACTCGACCGGGCAGATAAAGGGCAAGAGCGCGCTCGGCATCATCGCCGACCTTGCCGGCCCCTACGGCGTCGAGGTTGTCGCCGCGGTCGATGTCGGGGCCTCGATCATCGAGCATCAAATCGAAATCGGCGAAACCGTCGCGGAAAGCGCGCTTCGGATCGCCTCGCTTCGTCAATTGCTGTTGACCGACGACGCGCGCGGCCGGTTGGTACTCACGCGCGCCGGCAGCGAGCGGGCTTCGTCGGGGTTGGTGCTCGGCGAGAACGTGCTCGCCGCCTCGACCTCACTCGACGGCCGCGACCGTTTCAGCGAGTACCGGGTTCTTGGGCAGCGTTCGGGCAACGACCTCGACTATGCCGCGACGGTTGCCGGGCAAAAGGGCGTTGCGACCGACCGCGGCGTTCCCCGCAAGCGCGTAAGCATCGGCCAAGCGACCGGCCAGCCGACCCTTGCCAGTCTTCGCGACCAAGCCCGTTGGCAGGCCGGCTATAACGCCGGGCAGACATACGCGACCACTTACACCGTGCAGGGTTGGCGCCAGGCCGACGGGTCGCTTTGGCGACCGAACCAAATCGTCGCGGTGAAGGATCCTATTATCGGTTTCAATGTCGATATGCTCATCGGCGAAGTGACCTATAGCCTTTCCGAGAACGGCACGACGGCGACCCTCAATGTCGCGCCGCGGGCCGCTTGGGAACTCGCGCCGAAACTACCCGACGCTTCCGGCCGGCAAGGGCAATCGGCCATCGCCAAAGATAACTGGATTTGGCGGGAACCCTCGAAATGAACCTTCGCATTCTCGAGCGGGCGCTCGCGCCGATCCGCCGGCGCATTGCCGGCATGGTATCGCGGGCCGTCCTGCAAAGCCTCAATTCGGAGGGCGGGTTGCAGCTCGCAACGTTGTCGATGCTCGCCGGCGAACAGAAAGCCGATATCGAGCATTTCGAACCGTACGGGTTCACGTCGAAAGCGCACCCCGGCGCCGAAGCGATTGTTCTGTTCGTCGGCGGCGACCGGTCGCACGGAATCGTCATTTCGGTTGCCGATCGGCGATATCGGTTAACGGGCCTGCCGGATGGCGAGGCGGCGCTCTATGACGACCAAGGGCAGGTTGTTCACGTAAAGCGCAACGGCCTCGAGTTGCACGGAAACAACGTCTTGGTCTCGACCGCAGGCGTTCTTCGCCTCGATGGCGACCGGGTCGAAATACACGGCCGCACCTATCTGCAAACCGATGTCGCAGGCCTCGGCGAACGCCGCACGCATGAAGGCGTCGCGGTCTGGCACGATGACACTTACACGACCGGCGCAACGGTCAATTCGACCGAGCACGGCATCGACCCGCCGGCGCTGCCGACCGAACACCCGGAAGGTTAGGAATGCTGATTTCTTCGCAACCGCTTTCCATCGTCATTGATGGGGAGACGGTCGAACTTGTGCAGTCGGGGCTCGATCCTTTGGCGCGGGCCGTCATCATAAGCCTGTTCACCTGGCGCCGGGCGAACCCCGACGACGTGCTTCCGGCTGGCGACGACCGGCAAGGTTGGTTTGGCGACACCTTCGCCGAGGTTCGGGGCGACCGGATCGGCTCGCGGCTTTGGCTTCTCTCTCGCGAGAAGATCACGCCGGAAACCTTGGCCCGGGCCCGTGAGTACGCGCGCGAGGCTTTGCAATGGCTGATCGAC